AGTAGTTCGATTGCGGCCAACACCTTTCCACCCTGGTGGATCACAGCTGGCTACTGTGCGGCGGCCGATGGCAATGGCTGTTCATTAGCCAAGGTATGGGATCTCAACTACACCAACAACGCCTGGATCCCGTTCTGGCAGGCCTTCGGGGCACGGTACAAGGACAACACCAGTCTTGCGCAAGTGCAGATCGGCGGTGAGTCGGTCCTGCTCCTCGGGGGTATCTCGAGCGCGCAGTATTCGCAGTACTACAAGAATCTGAAGTCAGTCGCTGCTGCGACACGGGCAGCATTGCCCTACACGCTGATTCACGTGATGGTGGATTACGTGAATGCGGTGGACTTTGCCACCACCGCTTTGCAGCTCCAGGATCTGCTGACCTACTTCAAGAGCTTGGGCGGAATCAGTGTCGGAGGTCCGGATCCGGCAGGACCGGGACCGACCAGCACGGCGGGCAAAGACCCGACCGTGAACGAGGTCTATCAGGGCAACACCGGCGGTATCGACTATCGCGCCGTCCTGATGTTCCGGTCGCAGATCGAGGCGTTGTTTCAGAACGTCAACCCATCCACGCCGCAGGCCATCTTTACGCTTGCGCAGAATACGGTTGATCCGCAGATCATGATCTGGACGGATGTCAACTCCTGGAGTGGTATTCAGACCAACATCCAGAACGGTACATTACCGGCCACTCGAGCGACGGCGCCGAACGATGGGTTTCAGTACGACGGGGGTCCCCAGCCACCGGCTGATTTCTTCGTCACGCTGCAGGGCCAGACCGCGCAAGGAGCCTCGACCTTCCGTACTAACGGAGCCGATCCGTCCTACAACGTACCGAACGAAGGCTCCATTTACTTGGGTTGGCCCAATGCGGTGGCCGGTGCGTTTCCGATTGCCCATTACGAGGTACAGCACTCGACGGACAATGGTTTCACATGGACTACGCCCACGGGTGGTGCCTCCATCAGTACCGCTGCCGCGGATGCGCAGGGCACGCGTTTCAAGGATTTGAGCTGTCCTAACAGTGTCGGCAGTACCTATGGACCTACGGCAGGGCAATATCTGCCGGCGACGGTGTATTCCCATCGCATTCGGGCAGTGGACACGCAGGGGAATGTCAGTCCCTGGGTCACGGGGGCCAAGCAGTATTTCTTCAACGGACTGAGTGGGGGTAAGTCTGTTGGCACTCCAACGGGTGGTAGCGGTAGCGCAGGTGGCGGATATAAGTGGGGCGGGGATCTGTCGAGCGGCTACGGGATTAACTACGCGATTGCCGATGCGACGTATGGATTCGTCCTCAGAATCGATATGTCGTCTGCTACAAGTGGTTATTTGCTGCTGACCACGGGATGCAATTACCCAACCTACAACCAACAGGTGGGTGATACGGATTACATGTATGTGTTGATGCAAGTGAGCAGTGCGACCGCGCTCATTCTGATGCATGGCGAGGTGGTGGGTGATCTTAAAATGCAGCCTGGGGGTGCGCCTGCAGGCAATTTGAGCGGAACAGAAGTTAAGCTCTCCTCGTACGTTGCTGGCGGGACTGTGCTCGCCAACACGTATCAACTGTACAAAATTCCTCGAGCTCATTTCATGGTGCCGCAGTCAGGATTCGCAGGCTCCTCGACAGCAATCGGAGTGCGGCAAGATTCGCTCTACAAGTACCTGTGGCAATCACAGAATCCAGTGATCGTAACCGTTGCGTTGGGTTGGTTCGGTAAGTGACGATATCATTCTTCGGCGCCGCCTCGACGCCTGCAGACAACAGTTCCTACGAGTCCACCGCCCATCCGGCCGTGGTGACGCCGCCGGCTTCAATGTTGGCGAATGACCTGGCGATTATGTTGGCCGGTGAGAGTATCTCGAGCACGGGATCGAATCATCTGCTGTCCATGCGCGCAGGCGATGGACAGACTTGGACTGCAGGAACCTTCAATACCGCGAATCATGCTAACCAGATGTTCTGGTCGGTGTTCAACGGGACTTGGACGCAGAATCCAGCCGTCAACAATGACGGGCAGACCAATAGCGGCGGCTTAAGCGGCGTATTGATTGTCTTTCGCTCCTCGTTGAGCGTTCCTAATTGGTCCATTGATCAGGCGGAATCAGACACTGCGAATGGTTCGCCGGCCAGTCCCTTCACCATCACGGTGACGGGGCAAACTCCGGCTGCGGCTTCCACAGTTACGTTGGCCTGGTGGTTGGCGGGAAATGCCGTGACCTTCAGCTCCTTGACGGCTGGGTGGACGAAACCCAGTGCCATTGCGCAGTGGCGCAACACAGCTACCACCACAGGCTTGAAAATAGCCTTTTCTGCGGCGTATTTGATTCAGTCTACGGCGGCTGCAACCGGTAATGTCAGTCAGAACATGAGCAGTGCCATTTCCTGCTACGGCAACATTATTACTTTTACCGAAGGCGCCGCGGCTGTTGTTCCATCCCGTTCACTGTTAGGCGTCGGTACTTAGGAGCATCGTTGTGGGTGATGGGATTCAAATTACGGCCGGTTCCGGCACTACAGTCAACACTGATGATCTCGGTGCCGCCGGCCATGTTCAGCGGGTCAAACCTGTATGGGGTGCGGATGGCACGGGAACCGATACGCAGGTTGCGCAGCCGCTGCCGGTGCAGGCGACGATTGAATCCTCACAGATGTCCAACGTGGGAACGATCGTCACGCCGAAATTCGCCAGTATCTCCGACAGCGCCAGCGGCCAGACGGCCATTGTGGCAGCCGATGCGACTCGCAAGATTCGCGTTACCGCGTATGTACTGGTGGCAGATGCGGCTGTCACGGCGAAGTTTCAGAACGGCAGTACGGATGTGACAGGCCCCATGTCATTAGCCGCCAATGGCGGTGTTGTCGCGCCTTTCAATCCGGCGGGTTGGTTCGAAACCGCTTCCAATACCGCGCTCAATCTCAACCTCGGGGCTGCTGTGGGCGTCCGGGGGCATCTCACCTACCTGCTGATCTGACGGAGCCCCCATGCCCGCATCGACCTACCTCGCGAACAAGATCGCGAATCACGTCTATCGTGCGACTTCCTACACAAGTCCCACAACTGTCTACGCGGCACTCTTTACCTCAACCGCATCGCTCGCGGAGCTGAAAGCCGGCACGCTGACCAACGAGGTGACCGGTGGGTCATATGCGCGAGTCGCGCTGACCTTCGGTGCTCCCACCGATGGTGACGGATCGGCGACCACGACGACGTTTCCCACTGCGACTGCGGGTTGGGGCACGATTCGGTACGTCGCGGTGATGGATGCGAATACGGCCGGCAACGTATTGACCTACGCGCAGCTATCCTCGGATGTGACGGTCAATACCTCGAACACGTTCCAGTTCAACAGTGGAGCCTTAGCGGAGACAGTCGATTGAGTGTATACTAACACGAAGTTAAGTGTATAATGATTCCGTTAGCACAGCAAACGGGGTCATTTATGGGTCGTCCACGCACTATTCCGATTGAGTTGCTCGATAAAGCGGTTGCGGACTACGAGACATCGAAGTCATGCGTTAAATCCGCCAAGAAATACGGATTGGTTGTCGCCACGCTCTATAAAGAACTCGCGCGGCGTGGCATTGAACGAGTTGGTTTGGAGATCTTCCGTAAGGAACGCCTTCGCAAATTGCCCGATATTAGCGAAGTGAAACGTCTTTACGATTCCGGCATGACACCGACTGAGATTGGCAAGAAGTATGGCGCTGGCAATTTCGCTGTCATCGCGGCCTTGCGGAAGGCCGGTATTGAGCGGCGGCCACGTGGCAATTCGCAAATTGAATTGACAGGGGAGCATCGAGCGAGGCTGATGGAACTTTATGAGGCCGGCTATAACTACGCGCAAATCGCTGGTTTAATGGGACTCGCTCCGAGCACGATTTCGAGAATATTTCGCCGGGAAGGTATTTTCGCGAAGAAAAATGCGCGCGAGCGTCATGGAAGTTGGAAGGGCGGCCGAATCAAGAATTCTCAGGGCTATATGAGCGTACTTGTTGATGCGGACGATCCGATGGCATCTATGCGCAACCATATAGGCTATGTTTTAGAGCACCGCCTCGTGATGGCCCGATCATTGGGGCGTGTATTGGAACGTCGCGAAACCGTCCATCACATCAACGGCGACGTCGGTGATAATCGGTTGGAGAATTTGCAGTTACGGCACGGTCCGCACGGCAAAGGCGCGAAATATGTTTGCAACGCCTGTGGTTCCCACGACATTAGCCCGACGAACCTCTGATGCTGCTGCTGCTCAAATCGGTCGTCAGTGGGGCGGCAGCGGCCAGTCTCGGGATCACGCTGGGACTGTCGGGCGTTGCCGGTACATCCGCCACCCTGGATCTGCATGCGGGGCTCACGCCGCCGGAGTCGGTCGAGCTCAATATCTTCGTCACGCCGGATGTGCATTTCGGCTTAAGTGGGATTTCGGCAGGCTTCGTCAGCAATAGCGCCACGCTCAATACGCTCGCCAATTTGAGCGGAGTGGGCGGATTCACTGCCACTCCCACGCTTGCGCTCTTGATGGGGCTCTCGGGTACGGTCGGTGGGACGCTCCAAGGCAACGCCTCCGCGGGGATCACCTGCGGGCTAAGTGGATTACTGCAGGTATTGCCCAGCGCCGTGCAGACGATTCTGTGCGGCCTTACGGGCATCCCCACGCTCAGCGGGGGAACGCTAACGCCCACTGCCAGTATTCCGCTTACCCTGAGTCTTGCGGGTCAGCCGGTCAGTGTCGCGGGTGCAATCTGTGATCTCACGCTGGATCTGACGGGAACGGCCCAATTCGCCATCCCGACCTTGGCTACCCAGATGCGCTTGAGCTTCAGCGCCGATGAGATCCGTACTTTCTTCCGGAGAGGCTAGATGGTCCCAACTTTAAATGAGGGCAGCCGCTGTTTCGTGAAGGCGAAGTTCTACGACAAGAACGAGGCCCCGCAGATCGCCAGCTCCCTGCAATATCGGGTGGACTGCGAGACCACGAATACCGCCATCCTGGATTGGACCACGATCACACCTGCTGCCGTGGTCGAAGTTCAGATCGATGCCACTCTGAACACCATCATCAACAGCAATAACGTGGTGGAGCGTAAGGTCGTGACCTTCAAGGCCAATGCGGATCCGGATACCGGCGCGTTCACGGGCGTGCAGTTCTATGACCTGATCAATCTGCAGGGTGTCTAGAGAGCGCATCAAGTGCCTGAAGATCAACCCAAAACCACGCATGCACAGCGCCGTCGCAAGGAATCGCAGGAGGCGCTGCGTAGACGACTGCGCGGTACTCAATTCATACGCAGGCTGAAGGAGATCGCAGACCGTGTCCTGGAGGTTGAAGCGGGGCAAGTCCCGGCCTTACGGCTGCAGGCAGATATCTACATGCGCTTGCTCGGCAAAGTTCTCCCGGATCTGAAGGCCATTGAGCACAGTGGACAGATTGAACGACCCGCCGACGTCTCGGACAAACCCATGTCCGCAGCCGACTGGGCAGCCCAAGCCGAGGATTACCTGGGCACCTCAGCCGGGACCGCAAAAGCTTCTAATTGACTGCCCGCTGAGTGAGATCTTCTTCGGTGGTGCTCGAGGGGGAGGCAAGACTGATGGGGTACTGGGCAAGTTTGCTCTAAAGGCCAAGCGTTATGGGAAGCACTTCAATGCAGTGTTCTTCCGTAAGGAGATGCCGCAGCAGGATGATCTGATTGAGCGAGCGAAGGAGATTTACCTTCCGCTTCGGGCCACTTACAGCGAGCAGAAAAAGCTCTTTGTGATGCCGTGGGGCGGCCGGGTTCGATTCCGACCCTTGGAGAATAAGGCCGATGCCGAGAAATACCAGGGGCAGAGCCTCACAGACGCCGCGGTTGAGGAAGCAGGTAACTACGAATCTCCGGATGCCATCGACCGCCTCAATGGCGTACTTCGCAGCGCTCACGGCGTCCCAACGCAGCTATTACTCACAGGCAATCCGGGCGGCCCTGGTCAGGGGTGGATACGACAGCGTTACGTTGATCCTGCTCCGCTTGGACTGAAGATCCTGGTGCGTAAGCTCCCCAACGGCAAAGAACACAGGTTCGTCTACATCCCCAGCAAGGTCGCCAATAACCAGATCCTGCTGAGCAACGATCCGGACTACATCAATCGGCTATACCTGGTCGGCAGTCCCCAGCTGGTTCAAGCATGGCTCGATGGGGATTGGGATTCGATTGAAGGGGCATTCTTTCCCGAGTTCTCGATTGCCAAGCATGTTGTAGCGCCTATGGAGCTACCGAAGCATTGGACGCGCTTTCGCGCCAAGGACTGGGGTTCGGCCAAGCCCTTCAGTATCGGCTGGTATGCAGTCTCAGACGGTGAGCTGCCGCAGTTCCCTCGTGGAGCGCTGATCAAATATCGCGAGTGGTACGGCATGAAGCCGGATAAGCCGAACGTGGGGCTGAAGATGACCGCGGAACAGGTGGGGGAGGGGATTCGCGAACGCGAGAAGGGTGAGGCCATCGCCTACGGCGTCATCGATCCCAGCTGCTTCATTGAGGATGGTGGACCCACGATTGCATCCATGATGGCGCCCACGATCTGGAGGCCCGCGGATAACAAACGCGTGCCGGGCTGGGATCAAGTGCGTGGGCGATTAGTCGGGGATGGTAAGCCCATGTTGTATTTCTTCAGTACGTGTGTTCACACCATTCGTACGCTGCCCATGCTCCCGCACGACGAGAACAAGGCCGAGGACGTGGACACCGATGCTGAGGATCACGCTGGGGACGAGACGCGCTATGCGTGCATGTCCCGGCCATGGATGAGCTCGAGCGCGAAGTCCTCCAAACAACCCACGGACAGCTACGCAAAGCTATTCGAAGAGCACGACACCTCAGCCTGGAAAACCGCTTAGTCGAGGTGTGTCGACGAATACGCCAATTTATGCGCGTTTATGCGAATAAAGGTGGACATCGTAGATACCAACCTCGCGTTTCTTGCATGAACATGCGCATAACTACCATCGACGTAGGGGGCTGAGTGGCCAAAGCTAAGAAGGCAGCCAAAAAGGATCTGCTGCCCTCGGACCCTGATGAAGCCTTGGCCGCGATCGACACCGACAACCCCACGCTCGCCAGGCTCGTCTTCAACTTCAACCAAAGCTGTGATGCCACGGCGAATGCTCGGCGGGAAGCGGAGATCTATCGGGACTACTACGACGGCAAGCAGTGGAGTTCCACGGAACTCGCGGTCTTGGAGAAGCGCGGCCAGCCGGCCATCACCGACAACCGGATCAAGGACAAGGTTGATTACACTTTAGGCCTCGAGCGCAAGCTCAGGACCGATCCCAAGGCCCAGCCCCGCACTCCCGAGGACGATGCAGGAGCGGATGCTGCGACGAGTGCTTTGCGGTATGTGGCCGAGTGCAATCACTTCTCGCAGATCAAGTCCAGCGTCTTTGAGAACCTGGCGATCGAGGGCTGTGGGGGATGTGAGGTCATTGTCGATAACAAGACCTACGCCAAGACGCAGAACAAGAAGGTCCTAATTCGCTACATCCGCTGGGATCGCTTGTACTGGGATGCGCATTCGCTGGCGAAGGATTTCACCGACAGCCGCTATTTCGGCATCGTCAAATGGATGGACCTGGATGAAGCCAAGGCGGCGTATCCGAAGCTCTCGCAGATGTTCGACCTGTTCACCGCGCAGAGCTTTGCGCCCGGTTCCCCGACCTACGATGACAAACCTCGCTGGTTCGATCGGGGACGTAAACGCGTGCAGATCCACGAGCAGTATTACCGAAAGGGTGATACGTGGATGCGCGCCGTATTCTCCCGGGCGGGATTCATCGAAGAACCTGCCGAATCGGTTTATCTCGACAGTGAGACGGGCAACAAGGAGTGTCCGCTCATCCTGCAGTCGATGTATGTAGACAAGGAGGGCAACCGCTACGGGATTGTGAAGCGTTACAAGGATCTACAAGACGAGATCAACAAGCGTCGATCCAAGTCTCTGCATTTGCTCTCGGTGAACCAGGCGCTGGCTGAGAAAGGTGCTGTCGAGGACAAGGAAGCGGCCCGTAAAGAGCTGTCGAAGCCGGATGGGTTCGTCGAATACACCCCCGGCATGAAGCTCGAGGTGCGCGAGAACGCAGACCTGGCCGAAGGGCAGTTCAAGCTCCTGCAGGAAGCGCAACTGGCTCTCTCGGCCACTGGACCCAATGAAGCGCTCCTGGGTACCACGGGGGATTTATCGGGTCGCGCGAAGCAGCTGGATCAACAGGGTGGAATGATCACGCTCGGGATTCAGGGCGACAGCATCCGCTTCTGGCAGAAACGGGTAATGACCGCGGCGTTTAACCGCATGAAGCAGTTCTGGAGCTCCGAGCAGTACATCCGCATCACGGAGGGGGAACAGACGAAGTTCATGCCGGTGAACTCGACCTACCCGGACAACCATCCCCATGTGCAAAAGGGGATGAAAGTCCCCGGTGCGCGGATGAACGTGATGGCCGACATGGAAATGGACATCATTATCGATGAGGCGCCGGAAGTGGCTACGGTGCAGCAGGAGGACTTCCAGGCCCTGACTAGCCTGGCAGGTGAAGCCCATATCCAGATCCCGCCTCAAGCCCTGATCGAGGCCTCGGGACTGTCGAGTGCGACCAAGAAGAAGGTCTTGGATGCCATGTCTGGGAAGTTACCTGATGGAACGGAGATTCCGCCGCAAGTGCAGCAGATGCTTCAGGCCAAAGAGAAGCAGATCAACGATATCGCGCAGGCGCAGCAGCAGAAGACCCAGGAGCAGCAATCCACTGAACAGGAGCTGGCGCAGCAGACCTCCGAGGTGAAGCTGCAGATGGCCAACCTGAAGGCGATGCAGGACGGCCTGCAGGCCAGGAGCGCTGCGTTGGAAGCGCAGTTTGCCGCCCGCCAACAGGAGCTTGAGGCACAGATGGAGATGCTGAACGCCAAGGAGATCGAGTTGAAATCACTGCAATTGTTGGCAGCTCAGAATCTCAAGGCCACGCAGGATGCGGCCAATTCAGTGGTGGATGGGGCGGCCAAGGAAGCGGCCATCAATACACTCACCGCCAAATTGGAAGCCCAACAGGTCGAGCACAAGAAACAGGTTTCGGATCTAGCCTTGCAGCACAACCAGCAGCTGCATCAGGAGCGCGAGAAAGCGCGGACAGCGCAGCAGCAAGAGCAATCGGCTAAAGCGAACGGTGCCGAGAAAGCGAAGCCGCGCAAGATCACAGTCGAGCGTGATGCGCAGGGCCGCGTGAGCGGTGCGACCGTCAACTAAATGGCCGGTGCAATCCGGCAGGTGTTCACCTTTGACCCTGCCCCCAGCAACCTCGGCGGTATCGCGGGGACGCCGAGTCATTTTCGTGCCACCACCTCAACGCCCACGCTGCCCAATAGCACGATTGTGGTTGTGGCGTGTATCGCGAATCTGGCGGGTAACACGGTCACGGGGATCTCGGATTCGACCAACCCGGCCTATACGGCACTCGATCACCTCACCAAACCCTCCGATGGGTTGGATATCGGGAGTTATTACTTCCCGAATGCGGGGGCGATCACGGCGGGGGATGGAGGCGATGCGACCGGTGGCAGTACGACAACCTGCCAGGACACATCCAAAGCCTGGACTACGAACCAATGGGTTGGAGCAACCTACGTCAACCTGAGTAATGGCGCCACCTCGACTGTCACGTCCAATACA